CAAACGATTTGCATCACATATCAAGAAAACTTAGTGGTTCTTGTGTTCTTGTTTTCAAAAATAGTTACAACATTGATTTTATTAATATGAGACCACGCAAGGTAGAATTAAATGGTTTTAGCCAATTAGAAGATACCGAAAAGTATATAAAGAGCAGAATAATGAGAGATTTAATATTCAACGAAAAAGCAATAAAACGCATACACGAATCCACAAATGGACATCCAATAAGAATAAATGAGTTAATAGAAAATATATTAACAAGAGCGGAAAAAATAAAACTTGGTACAACAATTTATATTTCGTATGATGATAGTGGTGATACCTATATCGATGTATATGGAACCACATATAACGATGGAGAAGGACGGTATGTTTTAAGTGAGTTCATTGAACCCCTTAACTACGAACCGCCAAAGGTTTCAACTGCACGCATATTTCCGAATACAACTGTATTAGAACGTGTTATTAACGAGGGTACATTAGGCGATGAACTATCTACACCATACGACATTGAAACCGATGTGTCTAATTCACCACCTAAAATAAAGAAACGTCCGCCTTTTGCAAATCGTTAAAAATATCACCTCAATTAAAATATGAGGTGATATTTTTAATTTGCTTAATTGCCTTTGTTACTCTTTTTCTTATATCCCCTTTCGTATGCCTTTCTGACGAGGGCATAAGCGGAAAGAATATCGTTGACCGCCCCGCAATAAATCGCCTTATTGACGATATAAAAAGCGGAAAAGTCAATAATATTTTGGTGTTCAAGGTTGACAGGCTAACACGGAACACAAAAAATCTACTTGAATTGGTGGAGCTGTTTAATCAATACGACTGTACATTCAGCAGTTTAACGGAATCTATAGATACGCAGACAGCAAGCGGAAGAATGTTTTTGAAAATTATAGGAATTTTCGCAGAATTTGAGCGCGAGAACATTATCGAGCGTATCAAGGTAGGGTGTGAACGTAAAGTTCGTGAGGGGTACACGTTAGCAAATAATAACATAAGCTATGGGTATCGTAAAGCAACTGGGGAAAGGGTACAAACTCCGCACCCCGATGAATCAATCATTGTTAGGGAAATCTATTCAATGTTTGTTGAACAAAACATATCAATGACCCAAATAGCAAGACGGCTGAACGAACGCAAGATTTTGACGAAATCAAAATCCGCTCCGTGGGTATCTGCTACCATTAAGGCGATTTTAACTAACCCTAATAATATAGGGAAAGTGCGTTATTCTACCGAGGACAAAGAGCGATATTTTGAAGTGGACGGACAACATGAGCCGATTATATCTGTTGAGATGTTTAACCTCGCCACCGAAAAAATAAAGAATTTCCCTAATATTTCGAGAACCAAGCGACCAAGAGAGGAAAGCTATTATTGCAGTGTTTTATATTGCAGTATGTGTCAAAGCAGACTTTCTACACATAATAATTGGTCTAACTTCCCCAAGAAAGGTGAAACTAAAAAACAGTACAAATCTTCATACAGATGTGTCAAAAAATTAAGTTTAGATGATGATAGATTTTGTAAATGCCCCGATATTAGTCATGACAAAGTTGAACGTGCCTTTTGTGAGTATATTGAGCAAATAAACGACTTCACGGAAACCACCGTCGATTTAGAGGAAACCGCCGAAAAAGCACAACGGGAAATATTACAAGCTATCGTTGAATATGAAAAGCAGTTGTCAGCTTTATACGACAGAAAAAAACAGACTATGGAGCGTTACGCAAGCGGTGAAATTGAGTTTGATGAATACAAAGCAGTAGTGAGTGTAATAAATGAGCGTGGCGGTACATTAGAAAATGAATTGCAACGCAAAAAATCCGAATTACCGACTGCTACAGAAACGCCCGACATATCGACAGAAGACATTATCACAAACATTCGGCAAAACTGGGAGCATTTAAGTAATAATGAAAGAATGATGTTTTTGCATAGGTTTGTAAAAAAAATTGTAGTTACTATTAAAAAACAGAGCAAAACATGGAACACCGTCAAAATTGATTCAATCGAATTTCACACAGGCGAATTACAAAAAGCAACCGACACGCTCAATATAGCATAATAAAATAAATCTCCGCTCGTCCTCTATGTCAGGGGTAGGGTGGAGATTTTTTGCCCCGATTTTCCGAGCAAAAAATACTACCCGACCTTGACACGGTAAACAAAAAATATAATGGTACAGAGGACTTGCCTATGTCGCAATATTGGCAAGTCCTTAATTCCCGAAAAAAGGGATTTGTTGCTTGTTGTAGAATAATATACCATAAAAAATATAAAGGAGTGTCATATTATGAATTACGGTTATTTTTGCGGTGTTCTCTATTGCGGAATGTGTGGGGGTAAATACACAACCTTTAACATTTTGAACGTATCGGCGAATGGGGTTGAAGTTCCCAATATTTCATACAGATGTAATCAAAAAGCACGTTTCGGTGAGGTAAGCTGTAACAGCCCCGACATTAACCATGCAGAGATGGAGCGTGTTTTTTATAAGTATGTTCAGAATATTAACGACATTAGCACAGATTATACTGTTGACTTTGCCGAAAGCGAAAAGAAACTTGATACGCTTAAAAACAGAAAAAGTCAAATCATGGAGCAGTATGTAAAGGGGATTATTGATTTTGACGAATACAAAAATATGATTGAATTATTTAACAAAAATTTCGGCGTTGCAAAAAATGAATTGCAAATCAAAAATGAAAGATTTTTACATAAAGATATAATCCAAAGTTTAAAGCGGAATTGGAAATATTTAGGCAACACAGATAAATCAATATTTATTCAAAGGTTTATAAAATCAATCACTATAACGGCAAGTTCAAGCATGGTTAAAGTAAACAGCGTGGAATTTCTTACAGGCGAACGATCGAAAAATGAATTACAAAAATGCGAACCTCCGAGGCGCGGAAGTGTCCGCAAGATTTTACGAGAGAGATAATCAACGCTCATTCTTTTTAAATGTGGGTGGGGGTTCTCATGTGCATTTTGCTTGTCGCTTTGCTCCATGCAAAAGCGTTGCCCCTTGTTTCACTTCGGGTCAATGTGTGGTAAGCGAGTAGCGACCAGAGCGAGCCAACGGCTAACGCCTTATGACTTCGCTCAACCGCTACCCACAAACCACACAAGAAAGGCGCACTTATACATTGCTCCGCAATGTGTGCAACAGACAAGCCCTGCTTGCATATTATATATCAAAGGCGAAAGGGGGTGCGGTTGTGTCAATTTATCATTTACACGTTGCAATAGTCGGCAGAAAAACACGGCGGTCTGCTGTGGCTACTTCTGCATATCATTCAGCAGAAAAACTTCATAGCGACCATGACGGCGTAACTCACGATTACGAAAGGTCAAGCGTTGTGAACACTTCGGCGTACAACTCGGGGGGAAGTTTAGAGCATAAGGGAATGGATTTTGACTACACACGCAAGCGTGGAGTTGTGCATACTGAAATTATTTTACCGCATAACGCACCGTCAGAATTTAAGGACAGGCAAACTTTATGGAACGCTGTTGAATGTGCCGAGAAACGCAAAGACGCACAAACGGCGAGGGATATTGATGTAGCTTTACCAGTTGAATTAAATCGTGATGAACAAATAAATTTAGTGCGTGATTATGTTCAAGAAAATTTTGTTGATAAAGGAATGTGTGCAGATTTCGCAATCCACGACACAGGAAAAGGAAATCCACACGCACATATTTTATTAACCACTCGTGATGTGGACGAGGACGGTTTTCATAAAAAAAACAGGGCTTGGAATGATAGGTGCTGTTTGCATGAGTGGCGTGAGAATTGGGCTAATTCCTGTAATGAGCAGTTAGAGGGTTACGGAGTTGATAGAATCGACCACCGCACATTGAAAGCACAGGGCATTGACCGAGAACCAACAATACATATCGGCGTTACTGACAAGGCTTTAGAGAAAAAAGGAATTATCACAAAACGAGTGCAGAAAAATAGGGATATTATAGCACGGAATGAACGCAAAAAACACGTCCAAAATTCAGAGCGTATTGCAGAGCATATACACCAACTCAAAGAAAGGCATTATTTTCTCGACAAGGAAATCACGGAATTACAGGAAATCGGAAATGTTGCAAAACGTGATATGAATATCGCAAGAATTACCGCAGAGGAAATAGGCGAACGTAAGGCAGAAATCCTCAGTATGGGAAGTCGGGTTGATGAATTAAAAGCGGAACGCCAACGCAACGTGGAATTAAGGTCACTAATCACAAATGCGTCTACGGGGTCGGTCTTCGGTAACTCGGAATATGAGGCTTTGAACTTTTCTACTTGCTTGGGATTAAGCACAAAAAGATTGCGCTCAAATTGTCCGAGAGAGCCGTCAGCACGCAAGAAGTGCATCAAATTTTCACCGTAGACTCCGGTTGATTCTATGCCGATGGTAACGGCAGAGAGGGATTTTTTCTCAAGTGCGGCAATGACTCTTTTTGAGAGCATCTTCGCACCGCCGAGAGAATTTTGCATTGAAAATGAACTATGTTTGTCGCCGTCGGGGAGCATGATGTACACCGCGTTGTCGCGGCTGCCGACATCAATGCCAACGAATAATTTGTCCATTTTCAATCACCACCTTTCTTAGTAAGATTTTTGGTCAATCGGCTTGGCAATACCCACGATACCGGAGCATTAACACCCTCGCATATCAGAATCTAAGCCGGAGCGAACCATTGCGAACCCGCACTGCTAAACGGGCAATCCGACTTCCGGCAAACAGCCGGCGGTTTGAAACTAACTTCCGGTTCAGGGGAACAGACTTTCCTTGAAGCAACCTTTCGGTTCAACAGGAATCAAAAAGAACTTTACCTGATTGACACACATCAATTATATCATGGGTACTGGCAAACCGACAAGACCTTTGATTTTTGACCGAAAATTTGTAAAACTCCATTCCGCTACGCTCCATTCCGTTTTTCAAATTTTCGCTGAACCTTTCAAACTATACGGGGATTTGAAGGTTGATAAATTTAGGCGTAAAAAACACCCCGTAAATATATTATACGAGTCCGGCGGTGAAAATTGATTTGATGCTTGATGTGACGTGGAGGTTTTAGGGATTTAATTATGATGAAGTGGGTCTTTTGTATACTAATCTTATCCTCGATTGTTTTTGCGATAATCGGTGGTGATATTTCTTCCGTTTCAGATGCGGCTCTGCGTGAAAGCAATAATGCGGTCACACTTGCGATTTCATTGGCAGGTGTAATTTGTTTGTGGTCAGGAATCATGAGAGTGGCTCAGAAAGCGGGTTTGACAGAGTTGCTTGCGGCGGCATTCAGACCAATATTAAGTCGGCTTTTCAAAGGAATAAATGCGAAAGGAAAAGCCATGCAGTTTATCGTTTTGAACTTGACTGCGAATTTACTCGGTCTCGGAAATGCCTCAACTCCCTTTGGAATTGCCGCCATGAAAGAGTTAGCCGAAGAGGAAAACGTCAATGAAACTGCGAGTAATAACATGATTTTATTCGTTGTCATGAACACAGCGAGTTTGCAACTTATACCGACTACCGTGGCAGCATTACGGCTCAAAAACGGCTCTGCGAACCCGATGGAAATTCTGCCTGCGGTTTGGATTACGTCAGCAACCACACTAATAATCGTGATTATCGTGACAAAACTTTTATCTAATTTTTCACGGCAAAAGAAAGGCGAAATATGAATATTTCCGACTTTGCTGTTCCGTTTATTTTCGCCTTTGTACTAATCTTTGCACTCATCAAAAAAGTTGATATTTTCACCGAATTTATCGAGGGCGTAAAAGACGGAGTTAAGACGATTAGCGAGGTTTTCCCAGCGTTGTTCACATTGGTATTGTCTGTTGGTCTTTTCCGTGCAAGCGGCGGTGCGGAATTCATATCAACGCTTATTTCGCCACTCACCAATTTAATCGGATTTCCGCAAGAGGCTGTTCCGCTGATGCTCCTCCGCCCGTTCTCGGGGAGCGGTGCGACTGCCGTTTATGAGGGGATTCTCACCGATGTGGGAGCAGACAGTTTCGCAGGGCGAGTGGCGAGTGTAATGCTTGGCAGTTCAGAAACGACTTTTTATGTGATTGCAGTTTATTTCGCCGCAACTAAGGTCAAGAAAACTCGCCACACTCTCCCTTCTGCTTTGACAGGCGATGTTCTGATTTGCTTAATTAGTGCGTTGGTTGTCGGGATAATGTTTTATGGTTGATTTAACGTCTTGACAGGACTCGTTTGGCGTATTTTCTCGTACCATCATAAGAATCAAACAAACATTCTTCAAGCATTTCATCGGACAAAACACCGCAATGATTCATCGCTCTGACAATCCACTCTCTACAAAATGAACACTCGCCGCCCTTGTACACACGAAGCAATGTCGGAAACGCATTTGTTGACCGATGCTTATTGTATATATCACGAATGTCCTGTTGCACATGATGCGGTATACTTGCCGATTTCGCTACCGCTTTTGCGATTATAACATCATCTGATTTTTGGTAATTGTTTGTAAGTAAAGCCAGTGCAAAAGAATGAACGCCTTTTGTTTCTAACAAACGAATCGCCAAATCATGGATTCGTTTGTCTTTGAATTCCTTCAATCGGTCAATAGCCGTTTCGGTGAGCAGTTCATTGTTCGACTGTGCGTATTCTATCAGCGGAGATATTTCTAACGGGAATAAATATTTGCCTTGAAATACAAGCAACAATAACGATTTAACGGTATCGTTTTCGTGGTTGACAATCGTCTTTGCTAATTCAATGAAATCTGCTTCTGTTGCGTTTTTTCTGAATTGCATTCTTAACCGATGTTTCATATTCCAACGTGGATTGTCGCAAGCAGAGGCATGGAGTGCCGCCTCTACTAAATCGGGAATCGTTACATTTTCCTGTTCTCTGTTTTCGTTATATTGTTTTCGGGAAAGCTCGTCAGCCTTATTCGCCTCAACGATTGCTCGAACTGCCTTGGATTTATCATGCATCTCAGTAAAATAATCGCTGATACGTTTTTCACCGAATTTCTCTTTCGCTCTGTATGAAAACCAATCGTCATAATACGTCCTTTTATTATTAGGATTTTTATGAAGGATTTCACCCACATCCGTTACATATCGCTTAAACGCCGAAAATCCGTCAATATAAAACAACTGATTCGCCACTTCATCCCATTGAAAACCCTCATCAATGTTAGAATGTTTGGCAAGCCTTCCTTTTTTAGATACAAAATAATTGTATTTTTCGTGAACGGCATTCTTCGCCATGACGCTGCCGTCCCATATATAACAATCCAAAATACTTAATAATTGACAGAGTAACCTGTCGTTACATCTTGACAAAAAGCGTTCCATTATGACTTTCTCGAAATCGTAATAATCTCTCTCGTCTAACGCACAAATAGCGTTGTAAAGGTAGACTCCCTTTGTTCCCACGCTTTGCCAATCATAAGAAATGTCACGCAAGCAACAGCGTAACACAAACTCGCGATACGCTGATTTATCCTCGCTATTCTGCAATTCGATAATTGCACTGCCGATTCCATGCCGCAGTGCTTGAGAGAATTCTTTTTTATTCATGAACTTATTATAACACGAGTGCAAGAAAAAGGCAAGTGTTTTTAGGACAAACTGTCGAAAATACGTGAATATCGGACAATCATTAGAGCATATCCTTTAATATAGCTATACAAGCATATTTGGGGGTGTTCTGCATGAATGAATTAACTTTAGTAAAACATGAGTTTTTCGAGGATTTGAAGTGCGATATTTATCAAGACGATAACGAGTATTACATGACCCGTGAACAAATCGGGAGAGCGTTGGGATATGCGAATTCTCGTGTATCTATTTCGAATATTCATAACCGAAATAAGGAGCGTTTTGACGGAATGTCAACCGTAATCAATTTGATTTCGGCTGATGGAAAGTCTCATGATACGGTTGTTTACACACGAAAAGGCATTATGGAAATATGTCGTTGGAGTAAACAACCTCGTGCGGATATGTTCATTGATTGGGTTTGGGAAGTCATGGATTCGCTAATCGAAGGGCGAAATATCCGCATTCAACAACACGCAGAAATCAAACGCATGATTGCCGAAAGTCGTTTTATAAATTCCCATGTCAAAGAGGCTCGGGAACTTATGGCATTGTCAAATAAACACAGCGGAACGGTATACTCGCAAATTCTCGATAGTTATGCCTCAAAAGCACTTGTCGGCGACCATGTTCTGCCATTGCCCGAACTCCCCGAGCGTACATATACGGCAACCGAAATTGGCAAGAAGTTGGGCATTTCTGCGAACAGAGTCGGGCGATTGGCGAATGAACACAACTTAAAAACCACGGAATACGGAAAGTGGTTTCGTGATGTTGCAACACACCGCCCCGATATGGAAGTCCCTGTTTTTCGATATTACGAGCGTGTTATTCCTGTGTTGCGTGGAATATTGTTGGAGTCAAATGGATTTATACAGGATAGTCTTGAGATGTAAAAATGAATACAAATAATTGCTTAAAAGGAATCAGCAAATTAAGTCGTTGCGAAATATTAGCCTTTATAAATTCAGTTTCGATGATTTTATCAGATGGACTTGATACAGAGGATTTGAGTATGTTAGGCACTCTGTTTAATGCAGTAGGCGATACTATTTCGGCTTTTTCGGCGATTCAAGCAGACGAATAATGATTTTCGTAAAACAAGGGCATTCACTTTTTGGGGAGTGAATGCCTTTGTTGCGGTATTAAGCCTTTTCATGCCGATTTTATCTTGTTTTTGTACTTCGCTATAAATATATCGCCCCGTGGACGTTGATTCCATCCTTGGTATATGCCTCTGCCGAGCAGACTTGGTAAAAGCTGTCGAGCGGCTTGAAGGTCATACGTTTCTGTGACAAATGCAGTTTCATTACTGATTTCAAATACGGAAATTGCTCCACCATATGCACCGCAACATCGAAAACAATACTCGCTTGTTGGCGGTCGGTTGCACAACCGTAGACTTCTGCACGTTTTTCCATATTACAGAAGGCAAAAAATCAACCTTCGGAAAGGAAGTTTTCTGCATGAAACACACACTTAAAATCGGCTTGGGAAAAAGCCGCCCGCCCGATGGAGGCATTGTCCGTTGCCGCCGAGTAGCTGTTCGCGAACGCATACTGCGGTTCTTGCTCGGCGAAAAGCGGCGATTGACAATCCTCGTGCCGGGGGACAGTGTACAATCGCTGTCAATCACGGAATTACAGGAAGGAGGCGTTCTCAATGGCGAAAATGTCTGAACTCGACATGATTGTGAAAGAACTGCGAGCGGCAGCACAGGCAATTATCACTGCAGCTGACAACTTTGCGGCATTCTTCAGCGGCAAGCTGCCGGAAGTTTCGGAAGCCCAAGAATCTCAAGAATCACAAACCTCCGAAAACGAAGTCGGCATGAACGAGCCGGAAGTCGCTCCCATCACCAATGATGAGTTGTTGGAAGTGTGCAGGGCGAAAACCGCCGCCAATAAAGCACACACGAAAACAATCAAGACTATTCTCGGCAAATACGACAGCCCTAATGTCACGGCACTTCCGCAAGAAAAGCGTGCGGCGTTCAAAGCCGAAGTGGAGGCATTGAAGTAATGGAAAAACTACACGCATTTTTGTCGGCATCGGGAGCGGAACGGTGGATGAACTGCACTCCGTCTGCACGGCTGACCGAGAACATGGAAGAGTCGGAATCGGAATATGCCACCGAAGGGACAGAGGCACACGCACTCGCTGAATACAAACTGCGGGTTGCGTTAGGCGAAACTCCCGAATGTCCGCGCAAAAATCTCACCTATCTTGACAGCGAAATGGAAATGCTCACCGATGATTATGTCGCCTACATCATGGAAATTATCGGGCAAGCGGAAAATCCTGTGGTTTTGGTTGAACAGCGGCTTGACTTCTCACGGTGGGTGACGGAGGGTTTCGGCACTTCCGACTGCATCATCATTGACGGAAACACGCTCCATGTCGTGGATTTCAAATACGGCAACTCGCACGGTTTGCATTTGCCGACCCTGCTCTGCTTAACGATAGCGATATTTCCGAAATTCTCGGCAAGGTTGACAGCTTGGTTTCGTGGGCAGAGAGTGTCAAGAAATATGCGTATACAGAGGCAATCAACGGTAAAACATGGTCGGGGTATAAACTCGTTCACGGCAAGTCGCGGAGAGCGTTTACTGACGAAATCAAAGCCGCAGAGATTCTGCGAAAAAATGGGTACACCGAAATTCACAAAAGCGAACTTCTCGGATTTACCGCCCTCGATAAATTAGTCGGCGGTAAGAAAAAGTTGGAAGCAATGCTCGGCAAGTTAATTCATACCCCGCCCGGCAAACCCGCTCTCGTTTCCGAAAGCGACAAACGAGAGCCTATTACCAAAATGACAGCGGAAGAGGTATTCTCACCGCTGCAAGATGAATCTGAATCTAAACAGGAAAAGGAGTAAGAACATGGCAAAAAGAGAATTGAAACCCAACGAGGTGATTACGGGAAAAGTGCGGCTGTCTTATGCCCACATTTGGGAGCCTCGTGCAGACAAAAAAGGCAGACTGAGATACGGTGCGTCGTTGATTATCCCGAAAAGCGACACCAAGACCATCGCCGACATTAAGGCGGCTGTGGAAGTTGCCTACAAAGACGGTGGCGATATTTTGAAAACTAAAGGTGCGGCGAATCCTCCGAAACTCAGCGTATTGAAAACCCCGCTCCGTGACGGTGATGCCGGACTACAAATACACGCCAACCCCGCTCATGCTCCCGACATCGTACTATGACAAACGCCGTGCCGATTACGCGGTCGACTTCATACAGAACAACCTATACCACACAGCCGGAAAATGGCTCGGTCAGCCGTTTAAGCTGCTCAACTGGCAAGAGACGATTATTCGTGACATTTTCGGAATTATCAACGAGGACGGTTTTCGGCAGTTCCGCACTGCGTATGTGGAAATCGGCAAGAAGAACGGCAAATCCGAGTTGGCATCGGCGATTGCTCTCTACCTTTTATTTGCCGACAAAGAACCCGCCGCCGAGGTGTATTCGTGTGCTGCCGACACCAATCAAGCCTCGATTGTTTTCCGAGGTGCGATGCGAATGTTGGAACTGTGTCCGAATTTGCACAAACTCTCGAAATTAGTGCCGTCACAGAAAACCATACATTTCCCGCTGTTCAACAGCTTTTACAAAGTCCTGTCGAGCGAGACTAAAGCCAAGCAGGGATTCAACGTGTCGGGACTTATTTTCGATGAGTTATTTGCGCAAAAAGACCGCGAACTCTACGACACAATGACAAAATACACAGGCGATGCACGACAACAACCTCTCTACTTTCTCATAACGACTGCCGGACGTGACAGGAACTCGCTCTGTTACGAGGTTCATCAAAAGGCGAAAGCCGTCCTCGAAGGCACGAAAATTGACCCTGCTTTCTACCCGGCGGTGTACGGCATGGAGGATGGTGACGACTGGCGGGACGAGAAAGTGTGGTGGAGAGTCAACCCATCTTTGGGCGTTACTGTCGAGTACAAGGACGTTCATGCCGCATATTTACAGGCTTTGGAGAGTCATGCCGAAGAGATGCACTTTCGGCAGTTTCGTCTCAACGAGTGGACTAATGCCGATGTTCGTTGGATGCCGATGGATAAATGGGATAATTGTGCTGAAGACTTCGACTTTTCCGACTTCGAGGGACGTGACTGCTATGCAGGGCTTGACCTATCGAAAACACAGGACTTGACGGCTCTTGTGCTTGTGTTCCCGCCGACTGACGATGACCCGAAGTACACAATCATTCAGAACGGTTTTATGTGTCCCAACGATGTGCGGAAATTGGAGGACTTAAACCCGATTGAGAATCCCGCCGGGGACAAATTCTACTTCAACGGCAATATGCTCCCGATTGAATTAGCGGGGCGGCAATATGTGGATGAAGAAGAATTTAAACAAGAAATGGAAGGAGATGCGAATGAAAAATAAATTTTGGAATTTCGCTCGAAACGAAACCACCGGGGAGCGTGAACTTCACATTAACGGAGCGATTTCCGATGAAGTGTGGTGGGGCGATGAATGCACTCCGTCAAACTTCAGAGCGGAGTTATTTTCCGGCAGTGGTGACATCACAGTTTGGATTAATTCTCACGGTGGCAGCGTATTCGCGGCAAGTGAAATCTATACCATGTTGAGTGCCGAGTATAAGGGAAAAGTCACGGCGAAAATCCCCGCAATTTGTGCATCGGCAGCGAGTGTGATTGCGATGTCGGCTGACACGGTGCTGATGTCACCGACTGCATATATGCTGATTCACAATCCGTCAACTATTGCAATCGGTGACAGCGAGGAGCTTCGCAAAGTTGCGGTGGACTTAGACAAAGTCAAAGAGGGGATAATTAACGCTTACGAAAAGCGGACGGGTTTGCCGCGTGAACAGCTTAATCTGCTGATGAATAAGGCAGAGTTGATTCCGTCAAACGAGGCGATTCAGCACGGATTGGCAGATGGGTATATCGAAAAAGAAACAGTCACAGAGACGATTGCAGACAAATTTGTACTGCCTGTAATCGAAAACAAAGTCACAATTCGCTCGTGCGATGAGCGATTGAATTTAATTATGGGGGTAAAATCGAAATGAAAATCAATGAACTTTACGACAAGAGAAACAAGGCGATTACGGCGGCGAGGGCTTTTCTCGATTCCAAGCGGGGCGAGAGTGACACGCTGTCAGCCGAGGATTCGGCGACTTATGACAAAGTGGAGGCGGACATTTCTGCATTAACTGCGGAAATCGAACGCGAGGGGAAGCTGTCGGCGATTGAAAACGAACTCAAGAAACCGACTTCTGCTCCGATTGTTGACTCCCCGCAAAAGCCGGAAGTTCCGACTAAAACAGGCAGAGCGAGTGTCGAATACAAAGATGCTCTTCTCAAGGCTATGCGTTCAAACTTCCGTCAAATCAGCAACGTCCTCGAAGTCGGGACTGATGAAACGGGGGGTTACCTCGTTCCTGAAGAGTACGACAAGCGGCTCATCGACACGCTTTCGGAAGAGTGCATTATGCGGAAACTCGGCACTACTCTCAAGACTTCCGGCGCGCATAAAATCAACATCGCAGGGACTAAGCCTGCCGCTCTGTGGATTGCCGAGGGCGGTGCATTGCAATTCGGCGATGCGACTTTCTCGCAAATGACGCTCGATGCACATAAGTTGCACGTTGCCGTGAAAGTCACCGAGGAGCTTCTTTATGATAATGCGTTCAATCTTGAAAGCTACATTTTACGGCAATTCGGAATGGCTCTTGCCAACGCAGAAGAGGACGCTTTCTTGAACGGCAACGGCACGACTCAGCCGCTCGGAATGTTGGCAGCGACTGGCGGCGGTGAAATCGGCGTGACTACGGCGGGTGCGGCGGCGATTACTTCCGATGAGGTTCTGAACCTCGTGTATTCGCTCAAACGTCCCTACCGCAAAAATGCCTCGTTTGCGAGCCATTGGTATGAGAGTCGTGATGGTGGCACGGGCGGGTTCTTTGCGAATACCGCCTCCGCCGCCAAAAACGTCATCGACACGGTTCACATTCTGCTCGGAGTAAACAAAGAATGGTGGCATTTATGAAAACTAACACAAAAATTAACATTATTTCTACCGCTCCGACTAAGGATTCAGAGGGGTTTGTCACAAAAGGCGACACGGTCTTGGCGAGCGTTCGTGCGTATAAAGAAATCAAGTCAGCCACGGAAAAATCGGTGAATATGTCTGCTTTTTCTACCGAAACCGTATCATTTAAGTTTCGGCGGATTCCGAAGTTGCAAGTCGGCACAACAAATATCATTGTCGAATCAGAAAACCGTTATAATATTCTGTCGGTCGATACTCTGAGCAGTCGGGGAATGTATGTTTCTGTGGTTGCAGAGGCGGTGAGTAGTAGTGGCTAAATTAACAGTAACAATCCCCACCGATTTCGAGGAGCGGCTCTCCCAACTCGGTGACAGGACTGACGAAATCGCCGAGCGGGTTCTTAAGGCGGGCGGCGAGGTTGTGCTTAATCAAGTGAAGTCTAATTTAAACAATGTTCTGTCGGGGAAATCCACAGGCGAGTTGGCAGGTTCACTCGGGATGTCGCCTGTGAAAGTCAATCGCAAGGGCGACTATGACTTGAAAATAGGGTTTGCAGAGCCTCGAAAAGGTACAGGGGATTCCAACGCGAAAATAGCAAATATTCTCGAATACGGAAGCTCACGGCAAAAACCACGTCCGTTCATGAAACCCGCGAAGTCGCAGAGTAAGAACGCCGCGATTAGTGCTATGGAGCGGAAATTTACTGACGAGGTCAATAAGCTATGAATCTGCTTTCAGAAATAAATGCGATTATTGACAGTCTTGATATTCCTGTGGAAACTGGAGTGTTCAGCGGTGTGCCTCCCGATGAATATGTCGTAATAACTCCGCTCGCTGATATATTCGAGGTTCACGCCGATAACCGTCCGCAAGCAGAGACACAGGAGGCGCGGCTGTCGCTGTTCTCGAAATGCAATTATATCAAGCGAAAAAATCAGATTGTAAAAGCGTTATTGAATGCGGATTTTACGATTACAGGCAGACGATTTATCGGCTTTGAAGCTGATACAAATTATTATCATTTCTGCATTGATTGCAGTAAAAATTACGAATTTAAGGGGGATTAAATCATGGCTTTAATCGGGTTAGACAAGCTACATTATTCTAAAATCACCGAGGCGGCGGACGGTACGGAAACCTACGCAACACCGAAAATGCTCGCAAAAGCAATCAAGGCGGATTTGTCAATTGAGTTAGCCGAGGCTACTCTTTATGCCGACAACGCCGCCGCCGAAGTGGTGAAAGAATTCAAAAGCGGGAAACTGACGCTCGGTGTAGATGACATCGGTCGTGCCGCCGCGCAGGACTTGACGGGGGCTTCCACCGATGACAACGGCGTTCTTGTATCCTCGGTGGAGGATATCGGTTCGCCTGTTGCGATTGGTTTTCGCGCTATGAAATCAAACGGCAAGTTCCGTTATATATGGCTTTATCGTGTAAAATTCGGTATTCCCGCTACGAACTTGCAAACCAAAGGCGATTCTATAACATTCCAAACGCCGACCATTGAGGGGACGTTATTGCGACGAAATAAACCCGATTCCCGCAATCACCATCCTTGGAAAAGTGAAGTCACAGAGGGCGATGAGGGGGTTACTTCGGAGACCATTTCAAAGTGGTACACGAATGTTTATGAGCCGCAATATTCAGAAATCGGGGGTGAAGAAGATGAATGATGACAGAACCGCAACTATAAAAATTGGTGATTCGGATTACGATTTAATCCTCACCACGAAGGCGACAAAACTCATCGCCTCGCGTTACGGCGGCATTGAGAACTTAGGTGAAAAGCTGTTGAAATCTGATAATTTCGAGGACTCGCTTTCGGAAATAGTCTGGCTGATTACGGTGCTGGCGAATCAATCTATTTTGATTCACAATATCAAAAACAAAGCTAATCAGCGGGATTTACTCACCGAAGATGAAGTGGAACTTCTCACTTCACCGATGGAATTGGCGGGGTATAAGTCAGCGATTATGGAGGCGATGCACAAAGGCACGGCTCGCAATGTGCTGAGTGAAGGCGACGACTCAAAAAACGTGAACGCCGAGTAAATGACAATGAAACTTTTACTCGGCTTTATTACTTCGGGACAGTCCAAATGCGGATGAGTGCTGATGATTTTTGGCTTTGTCCGCTTGGGTTGTTCCTTGATTTGTGGGCTTGCCATAAACAGTTTCTTGGGATTGAGAAGGCGTATAGAGAGTTGACGGTGGATGATATTATTCCGTTTTAGCTATTTAAGAGTTTCTAAATCGGCGACAATTTTGTCGAAAATTTCAAAGCA